CTGGTTCTCAGCCACAGGCGGCTGGAAATCACTCTCGCAACTAATTGGGCGACCGGCAGGAGGGGTGCTCCTGAGTCTAATTGGTCGTTGCGAAGCGCGGGGGACCGCGCAACAGTGCCTGTGTTTTATCAACGAAGAAGTATTCGAAGGTATTTTCGCAGTGAAACTGCCCCGTCGAGACCGCGTCACAAGTGATTCTTGTGGTTCGTCCGTCGTGGGATACATGATCTGAGCTGCCAGCGACCGTCGCTGGTGGTAAGGACCCTCGCTCAGGCGAGGGATGCACCGACGAGTGCGCCCGTTAGGGCACTCCTCGAAGACTCGGGAAGCGAGCTCGTCCAACCGAAAGGTAGATCGGAGGAGAGCTGGAAGCAACCAGAGTTGGCGCTGGTGTTGAGACACCGCGTGGGGAGCGAATCCACGCGGTAGGGCTCAGGGAGAGGGATGGTCTTGTCTGCTATCGCGCGTGCGTTGAGCTTGCGCAGCGCGTTGAGATGCGCGCCTCGCGCTTTCTCAAGCAGCTTGCCGAAGATGTCGGCGACCGTGTCCGGCGGGCGCGTGAGTGCCGCCGGGTCCGCAGGTATGTACACTGCGGCCTCCACATCTGTCTCCGTGATCAGCTTCTTGCGCAGCTGAGCGCCCAGGGCCTCCCGCAATCTCACCTCGCAGCCGCTGCGCGGGAGCAGCAAGGCCGGGTTGAGGTCCTGTTCCTTGTGCATGAACAGGGTCTCGATGCAGAGAAGAGCGGTCAGGGACTGCATGCTCCCACCTGGCAGGCCCCACACGGAGCGGGCTGCCATCGCACGGCGAGGGAAAGAGTCGAGACGCTTCTGCGCCAAGGGGAAGGTCATCCACGTGGCCTCGGAGGCTGGCGTGGGGACTTGGAAGAGACCAGGGTGGTCATGAATCTTGCGCGCGACGCGGAGATCCAGATCATTCGGCTTGAACTTGCCGAGGATCGGCAGGCCGAGGCCACCTAGGTGTGTGGGGGTGAACCAGGGCACGCGGCTCTGGCTCAACCTCTCCTTGTTCTTTGCGAGGTAGGACTTGTACACCGGCATCCGCAGCGTCTCGGGAGCGCTATTGATGAGTGCATGCGCACGGGTTCCGATGGAGGAGTAAAGATCTCCAACGGAGTCCACACCGGCGGCTCCGCCACTGCGCGTGAGGCCATACAGCAGACCCATGTTGATATATGGGATCAGCTCGAGATGGCGAACGCGCTGTGCGTGGGTACATTGCTTCTCTGTGACACCCTCGGCGAGAGGGCGGAGAAGCGGCTTTGCTCGTTGCTGCCAGTAGCACTCAAACCCTTCAGGATGGTATTCGAAGGAGGTGCTGTTGATGTTTAGGTAGCGAGCAGAGTAGTACACTTTGCCGACGGATGGCTTCATACCTGTGTAGGCGGCCATCTTCTCCCAGGCAGACTTCAGCAGTGGGCTGCCACGGAGGACAGCGTCATCGCCGTTGATGCACAGGGGAAGGTTCTTCAGCCTGCAAGGCTGACCCCGCTCGAGCTCGAAGGCGAGCAAGCACAGGGCTGCATTCACGATGCAGAGAACAGGGAAGGAGACAACGGACCCCATGAGCTGGCCACGCACCTGGGGTGCGCGAGTCTTCTCAAACTCCATCACGTGGCCGGTGAGGCCCCGGAGGAGAAGTTGCCTTTCGTCATCTGACAGACCGAGCTTGGTAGCTAGGATCTGACCGACGATGTCGGAGGCCCAGGAGTAGAGGCTGTTGGTCGCGTCGGAGTAGTCCGCGGACAGCCACTTCTGGCCAGGGGCGAGCTTGCCCAACACCTCCTGCAGCCGGTCCGGTGAGACAGGCTCCGCTGTGAAGCGGAAGGTGGGGTGATTGGCAAGCGTTCGCCACAGGAACTTTTGCAAGGGCTTCAGGGCGAAGCCAAGCAAGGGGGGGCCCTTGGTGATCGTCCTCACCTTGAGCGCCTCGGCAAGAGCCAAGGGAACAGCAGTCGGGTCCTCCAGGAGGGCGGCCTCGACAGCTCGTGCGTAGAGTTCGGCGAAACGTGCTCGGAGAGCCACGTCGTCAACCACCACGTCTTGGAAGTGCCCACTGGACTCGGATGCGGTCGCAGTCACGAGCGGGGTGGCAGAGCGCAGGCCCTCGAGGAGGGTCGGATGCGACAGGATGGTGCCCACTGTGCCGAGGGCCGAGCGCGAGTTGGTGTAATTCGCGCTTGTGCTAGGGAAGAACGGGCGGAGCCGCTCAGCGTCCGTGTAGGCCGCTCCCTCAAACACCTCATCCACGACTCGTTGCACAATCGAGCCGAACTCTGCTTGACTGAAGGTCAGCGGCAGGTACGGGTTGGCTGCGCGGGCGTCGTCGCCCCACTCCAGCACATGCACTGGCGGTCTCGGACCCGCCAGTTGCTCCGCATCGAAGCCTCCGACTGCGATCTCTGTAAGCCCCTCAGGCACGACAGTGGTCAGCGTCACGAATGTGGAACGCTCGCCTGCCTTGAGGTGGGACTGAAGAGGCCTTGGGAAGCCCTTCTTAGAGTATAGCAGTGAAGTCAGGAATCCTCTCCAGGTGCTCGGGTCCGTGCGCTCCAGCATCCGCTGGAATCGATACGCACGGCCGCCAAGTAGCACGCCAGGACAGAACCGCTCCGTTGTCGCCTTGACCTTCGGAAGCTCAGGGGCCTCGCCATCGAACTTTGCAATGTGAAAAGCAAAGAAAGACGCGAGCTTGTCCTTGAACAACTTCAGCCAATCCCCACTGTATGCTTCCTCGGTGAGCGCAATGTACCAATCATATGTGCGCGCACGGGAGTATCCAGTGTCATCAAAACCGTATAGCCGGTAAACGTCAAAGAGCACGTCAACCGACTTCCGGACCAGGGTAGGAATGCTTGGATCCAAAGCCTTCTCACCCACAACGCGTGCCTTCGCACGCGCAGGGAGTTTACTCTCTACCATAGAGTGAGCAGTTTTACCACTGCTCGCTGGTTCCCCTCTACCCACAGCTGATGAGACTGTGGAGGAGACGCGGGAGTTTTTCACATGCATTTTCATGTGTG